GAACGCTTGAAGCGCGAACGCGAATCCGCTGAAAAACGCTTCGAAGGTTGGGTTTCACCTGAAGACCACGCGAAAGCTATTGAAGACGCTAACAAAGCGTTTGATGATTACAAGAAGGTTCACGAAAGCGACGAACAGACAATCAAAGACCTGACCGCAAAGAATAAGGAATATGAAACGGCAAGCCTTAAAAGCCGGATTGCACACGAAGTCGGATTGTCATTTGAATGGATTTCCAGAATCAGCGGGGATGACGAACAGTCAATCCGTGCCGACGCGGAATCTCTCAAAAAGTTAGTCGGTAATGGTTCGACACCTATCCCGACAAAATCAACCGAAACCGAAACCCCGCCTGACACGCACAATGCGTCACTTATGGCGGTGCTAAACGGTGTAAAAAAACTATAAAAACAAAGGAAGGTAAATGAATTATGGCATTTGCAAGCACAATTTTTCCCCACGATTTAGTTAAGGAAATCTTTATTGGCGCAAAGGGTAAGTCTTCCATTGCGAAGCTTTCAGGACAGACACCGATCGCGTTCAACGGAACAGACGTTATGACTTTCTCCCTTACGGGTGAAGTTAACCTTGTTGCTGAAGGCACCGCAAAAGGCGAACACACCAACGGTGCGGACACAATCAAGATTGTTCCCGTCAAGGTAGAGTACGGCGCAAGAGTTAACGACGAATTCGTTCGTTGCGCTGAAGCAAAACAGCTTGAATACCTTTCCGCTTTTGCTGAAGGTTTCAGCGGAAAGATTGGTCGCGGTCTTGATATTATGGTTATGCACGGCACAAACCCCGCAACCGGAACACCCGCAACAACACTTATCGGAACAAATTCTTTCGATACAAACACAGACGTTACAGACGTTACTTATGACAACACAAACCCCGAAGGCAATATCGCAAGTATGGTCAGCGGAATCGGTGACTATGACTTCAACGGTTTTGCAATGGATAAGACATTCGCTTCAGACCTTGCAAGCCTGAAGGTTAACGGTGTTCCGCAGTATCCTGAACTTGGTTGGGGTGCTACACCTGATTCAATCAAGGGTGTTCCCGTTGACGTAAACACAACAGTTTCCGCAGTTGCGGGCAAGCACGCTTACGGTGGCGACTTCCAGAACGCTTTCAAGTGGGGTTACGCTGACGTTATCAATTTCGACGTTATCGAATACGGCGACCCTGACGGCAAGGGCGACCTGAAGCGTTACAATCAGGTCTATCTCCGTGCCGAAGCTTGGATTGGTTGGGCTATCCTTGACGGTTCCGCTTTTGCAAGGATTGAAGCATGATTTACCGTAATAAGAAGACCGGACAAATCATTGACGTTCCTTCGTCTATTGGCGGTAATTGGGAAAGAATCAATGACGTGAAGGTTCCTGAAAAGGAACCTTCCGTCATTTCCGAACCTGAAACCGTTGAAACTGACGACAAGGAAGTCAAGACGGCAAAAAGAAGAAGAAAATCCACAAAGTAAAGGGGAATCACAATGTCAGATTACGCAACCGTTCAGGACATCCAGAACCTGAAAAGGTCACTTACAAATGATGAACAGACACGGGCGGGTCATCTGATTCCGATTATCTGTTCCCTTATTCGTTTTGAAGCAAAAAAGACGGGTCGCGACTACGATCAAATGATTTTTGAATCCGAACTTGTTTCCCTGATTGACACTTTCACGGGAAACGGCGAAGAAACAGAATTCAATTTGTCTTACGTTCCTTGTAATACCCCTATAATCGCCGTAAACGGTGTTGTAGTCGCTTCGGAAGATTATTCAATATCGAATAATGTTCTGACGTTCAACAACGCGCCCACGGGCGAAATTTGGGCGACATACGATTACCGCGCTTTGGCGGAAGTTGCAAAGGCGGTTGTTTGTGACGTGGTAATTCGCGAACTGAACACACCTTCAATGCAAGTCCCCGCGACAAGCTATTCGGAATCGGCGGGAAGTGTTTCACATTCCTATTCGTTGCCGAACGCTTCGGGCGCGATCAAGTTGTGGAATTCAGACATAAAGGCTTTGGGTCTTAAACGTCAGAAAATAGACGTTATCGACCTTTTGAAAGGAAAGAAGGGGTGATTTTATGCTTCCTTCATTTTGCAATCAGACGGTCGAAAGATTACGTCCCGCAACAAAAACCGTTCGCGGTTCCGTTGTCCCTGATTGGGGAAATGCAAATTCAAAGGAAATCAACGGGGTTTCAATGCAACCCGCTTCGACTTCATTGTCGACAGACGGTCGCGTTCTTGGAATCTCCGACAGATATACTTTGTTTGCACCGCCGACGGCTGACATAAAGGCGGGCGACCGAATCGTTTTTGACGGGAAACCTTACGAAATCGACGGCGACGTCAGAATTCAGCCTTCAGTCTTGAATTTAGACCACATTGAAATAACTTTAAGGCGATACAATGGGTAATTCTGGAATAACACACATTGAATTCAACAACGACGGATTCAAGGCAATATTACAGTCCGACGGGTGCCGTGAAGTCATAGAACAGACGGCAAACGAAATCGCGGACAAGGCAAATTCAAACAATACGCGCGGTGGAACCGGATTCAATTCAAAGGTTGAATTGGGAACACGGGCGGGTCGTTATATTGGGTTTGTCTATTCGACGGACAAGGATTCGTTGATTGCCGAAACTGAAGACGGCGCATTATCGGGGGCAATCTTATGATTATTTACAAATCAATCGACATTGAAGACGAAGTCAGGCTTGCGCTTTCATCCACATTGAAAGCGTATGTCAGACCGCTTCCCGCTGACTTTGAAACACCTTCCATTTTGGTTGAACTTATCGGCGGGACTTCAGCAAATCGCATTGACACGTTTACGGTCAGGTTGTCTTCCCGTGCTGAATTAGAATCCGACGCGTTGGATTTGCTTCGAACGGCTTTGGGTGTTCTGGAATACAAAGCAAAGAATCAGTTCGGTTTCCTTCGATTTTCAACCGAACAGAATCTTTCGAATTGGGGGAATGACCCCGTTCGACCTGACTTGTGTTTGTGTCAGGCGACCGTTCAGGTTGTCGCACACAAAGAGCAAGTCGAAATCGAAGAATAAATAAAAGAAAGGAACATAATATTATGTCTGACGTTTTAATTGGTGCCGGTCTTGCGACTGGTATGTTTTACACCGCACCGAAGGGAACAGCCCTTCCCGTGTCACCTATGGAAACATTGGGCGCGGATTGGACTGAAGTCGGCGCGATCACAGAAGACGGAATCACATTGACACTTCCTTCAGGCGACGTTCTTCGTAATTGGGCGAAGATTGCCGAAAGAAAGGTTAACACTGAAAACGGTTCCGTTTCCGCGCCTATTATGTATACCACAAAAAAAGTACTTGAAACTCTTTTCGGTGCTTCAAACGTAACACACGTTAACGCTGACACAACACACGGAAGCGTTGATTCCGTCACACTTGCGCCCGACGTGTCCGCCGAACCCGCTTCCTATCTGTTCTTGATGAAGGACGGCGACCGTTTGGCAATGCTTGCGACAAATGACGCATTGATAACGGAAATTGGCGACGTTGCCTTCAACGGTAATGCTTCCGCAAATTGGGAAGCTACGATCGAAGGAACTTGGACGTTCGCAACGGATGACGGTCAGACCGTATAAAGAAAGGTGGTTCCGATATGCCTAACGAACTGAACTTTACAGAAAAGCACACGGAAGTTCTTATTGTCAGAATTGGCGAAAAAGAATATTCCATTCCCCTTGCAACGTCAATCCCTTACAAAAAAGCAAAGTCATTGCTGAAGCTTGCAAAAGCTGACGAAGAAACCGCGCTTGACGGATTTCTTGAATTCTTTTCACAGTATATTCCGTCGGAAGTTCTGGAAGAACTGACAATGCGCGAACTGACAATGCTTGCGAAGGCTTGGACGGGTCAGACTAAAAAGGAAGGCGGTCAGACATTGGGGGAATAATCAGCCTTGTTGATTTCGTTTCGAAACACGACAAGGCGATTACTTATGACCTTCTTACTAAAACAAAGTATTCTTTGGATGACGTAGGGGGCGAACTTTCGTGGTTCGCCCTTTCGTCATTTATAGAGAATTTAGACACGGATTCCGCTTTGGCGCGTGACCTGAAGAAGTCGACGGGTTGGGAAAAGACAATCCAGACGAACGTCATTCTTGCCGACATTTACGATTTACTTCAGGCAATCAATATAAATCTTTGTGCGGTGGGCGGAAGCAAACAACACAGAAAAGTAAAACCCTATCCGCGACCGTTCGGAAAGGACAATTCGGTTCGAAAGATTGGTAAAGACCCTTTACCTTTCAACGAACTGAAAGAATGGATAAAAAGGAAACAAGGCAATGGCTAATGGAAATGAAATCGCACGGGCTTATGTCACGATCGTTCCTTCAATGCAAGGTTCACAGTCGACCATTACAAGCGAACTGACGGGAATAACGACACCCGCAAGCGAAACGGCGGGCGAAGAATCGGGAAAGCATTTCGGCGAATCTTTGGCAAAGGGCTTGAAGGCTACTGCGGGAATCGTTGCGGGTGCAATGACCGCAATAACTGCGGGCGCGGTTGCAACGGGGAAAGCATTTATTGACGCGACAAAAGACGTTGCCGAATACGGCGACACGGTCGACAAAGAATCACAGAAAATGCACATTTCCGCTGAAGCTTATCAGGAATGGGATTTCATACTTCAGCACGCGGGTTCATCCGTTGAAGGAATGAAAACCGCAATGAAGACATTGACCGCACAAGCTGAAAGCGGTTCCGACGCGTTTGAAGCGTTGGGGCTTTCGACTGAACAAATCGCGTCAATGTCACAAGAAGAATTATTCGGCGCGGTTATAACCGGATTACAAGGTGTTGAAGACGAATCCGAACGAACGGTTCTTGCTCAAAGCCTTTTGGGTCGTTCATCCGTTGAAATGACCGCATTGTTCAATATGTCCGCCGAAGAAACGGAAGACCTTCGAAATCAGGTTCACGAATTGGGCGGTGTTATGTCTGACGAAGCGGTCAAAGCTTCGGCGGGATATGCCGATTCTTTACAGAACCTTGAAACTTCGTTTTCGGGTCTTAAAAAGAATCTAATGTCCGAATTTCTTCCGTCAGTTACAAAGACAATGGACGGATTGGCAAAGGTATTCAGCGGTGACAAATCGGGAATCGGTGACATTCAGGAAGGAATCAAAGGGGTCATTTCGGATTTGACCGCGCTTGCACCTGAATTCTTCAGTTTGGCGCAAACCCTGATATTTTCATTACTTGAAGGCTTCGCGCCTATGTTGCCGTCATTAGTCCAGACATTATTTTCGATAACGATTCAAGCAATCACGACATTAACTTCACTATTGCCTTCACTAATGCCGTCAATAATTTCGGGAATTCAGGGAATATTTCAGGCATTATTTCAGGCATTACCCGTTATCACGTCGTCATTGTTTCAGCTTGTAATGTCCCTTGTTACTTGGCTTTCGGAAGACGGAAATATTGAATCGTTCATTCAAGGAATAATTCAAGTCGTGGTTCTGATTGTGGAACAGTTCGCGCAAATATTACCCGTTCTTTTACCCGCGATTGTCAAAATCGTTGGTGAAGTCGTGAACGCATTGTTAGAGCCTGACACGATCATGATGTTAGTCGGTGCCGTTCTGGAATTGGTCGGCGCGATATTCGTCGCCCTTGTAAATTGTGTTCCTGAATTCATTGATTTCATAATTGGTCTTGTTGACAATCTGTCAAACCTTGTTGTCATGTTCCTTGATTGGATTGTCCCAATAATATCAAAGGGGCTGACAAATGTAATAAACACGGTCAAGTCTTGGGGTGAAAACATAAAGAATTTCGTTGTTGGTATTTGGAACCATATTAAAACGGGTGTCAGTAATTTTATTACAACCCTGAAAAACAATTTTGCAAACGGTTTCAACGCGATCAAAACAAACATTTCGAATGTCATTAACAATATAAAAAACTTTGTCAATAACATCCTGAACACCTTGAAACAGTTACCCGCGCAAGCACAAGCAATGGGACACAATCTTATTGCGGGGTTCTGGAATGGTATTTCCAATATGATTGATTGGGTTGTCGACAAGGTTTCAGGATTCGCGAACAGTATTGTTTCGACGGTCAAGAAAGCCTTCGGGATTCATTCGCCGTCAAAGGTATTCGCTGAAATCGGCGGTTATCTTGCCGAAGGTCTTGACGAAGGCTTTTCCGACGGAATGGATTCTGTTCAGGAAGATATGTTGAACGCAACCGACGGATTGACCGCTTCAATGACTGCGGAAGTCACGACATACGGGGCGCAAGCTTCGACGTTGTCCGGTTCTGAAGTCAACAATTTTAACGGCGGTTCAATCTCAATCAACGTATACGGTGCGGAAGGTCAGAACATAAATGACCTTGCTGAAGTTATCGCGGTCAAACTTGACAATATGACACGAAGAAAGGGTTCTGTATATGCCTAATATCATAAATGAACTTACAAACAAGCGTGGCTTGATTGTATACGGTGGCGGGTCTTCATCTGACTATGGCATTGTCGTTAGTGAAGCCCCGTCATTCGACAAACCGACAAAGCGTTCGAACGTGTTCAATGTTCAGGGAAGAAACGGTTCCATAATCTTTCAGGACGGTTCTTTTGATGACGTGACGCGTTCTTATAAAGTTTGGATTGCTGAAGAAAACAACGATTTAGCGGATAAAGTCAACGCGGTTTCAGCTTGGCTTTATTCGAAATCGGGTTATCAGCGGTTGGAAGATTCCTTCGAACCTGACGTGTTCCGTCTTGCTTACTACAACGGAAGCGGGAACATTTCAAATGAACTTATGACTTACGGTGAAACGACATTGACTTTCACTTGTCGACCTGAAAGGTTCCTGAAGTCGGGCGAACAAGAAATCGAAGTCCAGAACGGCGATTCTATCTTCAACCCGACAATGTTTGACGCAAAACCCCTGATTCACATTGAAGGTTCGGGGGTTGTTACGTTCAATATCAGCGGAACGGCAATCGTTGCGAATGTTACGGACTTCATAAATATTGATTGTGACCGTTTGGACGCTTACAGATTACCGTCAGAAAACAGAAATTCATTCATTTCAGGAACATTCCCGAAGATTTCATCCGGTGCAAACACGATCGGAATTACGGGAACGGTTTCAAAGGCCACAATCACACCGCGATTCTATACGATATAAAGGGGAACAAATATGATTCCGATTCTTTATAATGCCGTTACTGAAGGCACGGTTCCGAACGATTACGGAATCGGGTCGCTGACAGATTGTCTTTCGTGTGAAGTCACGGAAGAAAGAAACGGAAGTTATGAATTAACGCTTTCTTATGCGGTCGGTGGAATCCACGCTGAAGAAATCGAAGTCAACCGCATAATAAAGGCGAAACCGAACTACACCGACAACCCGCAGTTGTTCCGAATCTATAAAGTCGGAAAGGCAATGAACGAAAGGTTTCAAGTCAACGCACAACACATTTCGTATGACCTTTCGGGAAAAATCCTTCCCGCTGAAATACTGACGTTTGACGCGTTGGCGACCGTTCAGGCGATAACGAATCAGGGTGGCGGTAATTTCACGGTTGAAACCGATATTTCGTCATCCAGAACATTCAAGACTGACGTTCCCGCTTCAACCCGTTCGTGGTTTGGCGGGAAGACGGGAAGTCTTCTTGATATATACGGCGGCGAATGGAAATATGACAATTTCACTTGTTCTTTGCTTGCTTCACGCGGAACCGATCGCGGAACGACTATTCGTTACGGGAAGAATTTAACCGAACTTTCACAAGAAATTTCATTCGAAAACCTTGTCACGGCGATTGTCCCGTATGCGGTCAATCCTGACAACAACAACGTGATAACGGGTGCGGAAGTTCCAACGGGGCTTTCCCTGAATGTCGACAGAAAGCTTGCAATGGACTTCACCGACGGGATTGAATGGAAGGACACGACACCCGTAACAACGCAATTAAACACCCTTGCAACACGTTACGTCACCGCGAATCGTTCTTCAATGATAAACATGAAGAATTCAATCACGCTGAATTTCGCGCAATCAGGGGACTTGAAAGAACGTGTCGACTTGTGCGACACGGTCAGAATATATTTTGAAGCTTTGGGAATCACCGCTTCGGCGAAATGCGTTTCCGCAACGTGGGACGTATTGGCTGACAGATATTCTTCGAACACCTTCGGGGACGCGGTTTCAAACATTTCAGACACAATCGCAACGGTCGAAAAGAAAATCGTCAATGTTCCGACAAAGAATGAAGTCGCGCAAACCGTGTCTGAAGCAACGCAAATGATAACGGGCAATTTGGGCGGTTATGTTGTCTTCCACGATTCCGACAATGACGGTCAGCCTGACGAAATTCTGATTATGGATGAACCGGACATTGCGGACGCGCTGAATGTTTGGCGGTGGAATAAAAACGGTTTGGGTTTTTCTTCAACGGGATATTCGGGGTCGTATGACACGCTCGCTTTGACCGCTGACGGAAAAATCAACGCTTCGGCGATAACTGCGGGAACCTTACTTGCCGATTTAATAAAGGCGGGAATTCTTTCTGACGCGCAAGGAAATTCAACGATCAATATGACGAACGGTGTCGCAAAGATGTTAAATCTCAAAGCGATTTCATCCTTCGACCTTATTGAATCGGATGACAGTATATATGCTACTATGGGTCATTCAAGACCTAATGAAGCGCATTTGTATTTGTTGAATTTCGCGAAGCTTGTCGCAAGTTCTATCACGTCAAGCCTTGTCCTGAAAAACGACACCGCTGACGGTGAAATCTTTCTTGAATCCTATGAAGGCGGAAGTGAATTCCGCATGAAATACGGAAACGGGACACAATACGAAACAACCCGAATATATCAAGGTTCTTCGGGCGCGGTTATGAATCTTAACACGCTTGCGGGAAAGTTAAGAATCCAAAATTCAGCTTCATCAACGGGCGGGTCAATATTTATTTATAACGATTCCGACAATGTTGTCGCGCAATTTTCAGTTGGTGGCGGTAATAAAGACGGCATTATGTATTTGTTCAAAGCCGACCACACCGCGACAATTTGGGCTTTGGGTCACACGGGGAATATCACTTGTGTTTCACTTACGCAAACTTCATCCCGCAAGGTCAAAGACAATATAAAACCGATTGAAGATTCCGCAAAGATTTTGGATTTGCAAGCGGTTTCGTTTGATTTTAAGGACAAGGACAAGGGAACCAACAAGCGCGGATTCATTGCTGAAGACGTGGAAAAGGTTCTTCCGAACCTTGTCACACCTGAAGACGAAGAAAAGCCCGCTTCGATCAATTACGTCGAAATGATTCCTTATCTTCAGGACGTTATCAAAAAACAAGAAGAACGAATCAAAGTTCTTGAAGAAAAAATAACCAAATTAGGGGGTTAAAAGATTATGGAACGAATCAAGTTGAACCTGATTCCGTCAGGTGTTGCGCCGATTGTTCATCTTTCGCAGTATGACGACGGAAGAAAGTTCGGAATTGACCTTTTTGAAGGTGAATCCGTTTATGTTCTGGACGGCACCGAAACGCTAACAGTCAATTCAAGGAAACCGGACGGACACGTTGTCACCCTTACCGTAACGAATACGGGAACAAGTTTCCTTGACGTTGACACGGTGGAACAGTTGACCGCCGTTCATGGTGTAAGTTACGCAAAATTACAGATTGTAAAGGGTTCCGTCACGATCGCAACACTTCCGTTCCTGATTGACGTTTCCCGTGACCCGTTGGAAAACGGCGACCCGTCAGAATCCTTCGTTCAGAATCTTCAGTCCCAAATTGCCGAAGCGGTGTCCGAACAGTATGACGCGGATTCCGTCATCTTCGACCCCACACCCACACAAGGACACGGAACGGGTTTTGCGGTCACTTCCGAAGGTGTGGCAAATGCGTTAGACAACCTTCCTATCCCTGACGAACTGAACGACCTTTCGGATGTCGATATAAGCGATCAGGCACAAGGCGAAGCGTTAGTGTGGGACGGCACAAAGTGGGTCAACGGCACAGTTAGTACAGTTGGTTCGATTGATGATTTGGATGACGTAGACACATCAGGCAAGGCAAGTGGCGACAGTTTGCGTTATAACGGCAACGAGTGGGTAGCAAAGCCGACAACCATTGCATTAACACAAGCCGAGTATGACGCATTACAGACGAAAGAGCCAAACACCCATTATGTCATTACAGACGCACCAAACCTAAACCCAACCGCAAGCGATATTGAATATTCAAGCGGAGTTACAGTAAAGCAAGCGATTGACAGTAAACAAGACAAGTATTGGAAGAAGTTATCGAGTGCATTTGAATTAACGGGCAATGCTACGGGAACTTGGTCTTTTACTGATGATTTATCAACATCAAAATATACAGATATTATGTTTTGTATTTCATTGGTAAGTGATGACAGTGGTGTAAGAAGTTCAATGTCATTATCAAGACTTGGCTTTGAGGCTTATGGTGTTTTCTACGATTATACTATTGGTTCAGACAGAATGTATTTTCAGTTATCAAAGACATCTAATAACAGTTTTACAGTTAGCGGCACAAATCTTGGCGGTATATCTTCACGAGTATTTGTAACGGCATATTATAGATAACACATAAGGCGGTGATATTATGGCTAAACAGATTTACATAGACGAAAACGGAAACGAACAGTTAGTATCAGGCACAATAAATACGGCTGATATGCTCCCAATCGAAAGCGGTTCTGCTACTAACACGAAAGACTATATTGATAATTTAATCAAAACCGCAACAGTTAGCGGAACGACAACAAGTTCAGGTGCTTTGGAAATACCGAGTTCAATTATACCAACAAGGATATTAAATACTGTTTGGAACGGAACGGGGCTTCAAAAGTATGCTTTTTGTCGTGGCGATAATTATCTTCAAGTTTTAGAGAATGACGGAACAACATTAAAGCCTTTGGGAAATGCACAAGTTACTTTTTTGGTTGTATATTACTAATAAGGCGGTGAAAGTATGATTATTGATAGCGAAGAACTAATCAGATATATCGAAAACCCTTGTTTAGATTGCAAGGATAAAAATTCAAGTTGGTGCGAGCATTGTTGTGAAGTTACAAAAATGCTTGACACAGTTGAAAGTTTTATTAGCGAAAAAGAAATAGGTAAGTAATTCGGTATAATTCATATTTTTAGGAATTGAAATCAGGGGAACTTCGGTTCCCCTTTTTAATTGAAAGGGGTGTTGCCTATGACTGAATCAACCTTGACACTAATTGTCGCAATTATCGGAAGTAATGCGTTTTTTGGCTTCCTGACATTTATCATTCAGTTTTTAGTTACGCGATCGGATATGAAACAGAACATTGTCAAACGAATTGATTCGTTGGATGACAAGACGGACAAGAACAAAGCTGAACTTTGTCGAACGCACATATTACGATTTGCGGATGACCTTCGAAACGGGATTCATCATTCTGAAGAATACTTCCGACAACAGATTATTGATTGCGACACTTACGACCATTATTGCGAAAATCACCCTGACTTTTCTAATGGTCTGACAATCGTTGCTTCACACTTCATTCGAAGTGAATTTGAAAAACTATACACACAAGAAAGGAAGAAAGAAAATGAAACTACCTGACAAAGTCTATGACGTTATGAAATGGATTATGTTCCTTGCGGTTCCCGTTGGAACATTCATTCTTGGAATCATTGTCGCAGTCCAGACGGGCGACATTTCGGCAATTATAACGGCGATTTTCGGCGGTCTTGGAACCCTTGCGGGAATCATTGTCAAGATTTCTGACGGAATTTATCAGCTTGAATCGAAAGGCGGTGCGAAATAATGGGTTCATGTTGGAAACAGAAAGCAAAAGACTATTTGTGGTCGATTGTCGGTGAACCGTGCGGGGGAAAAGGAAGTCCGTCCGCGATCGTTGGCGAAATGGACGCAATTTCGTATTATAACTATCCCAAAAACGGCGAAGCTGATTCTTGCGCGATTCTTTGTGACAATTCCGTGCTTCACGCTTGCACCGAACCGTCGTATGATGACGAACCCGACGTTGCAAAATGGACGGCATTGTCCGCAATGTATGAACCGCAGTCAGCGGGTTCAAATGCGGGCGCGGGTTGCGTTCAGAAAATCGGTTATTTCAAACGCGCGGGTGCTTGGTATGAAGATACACAAGACTTTTGCGAATTAGACGAAATTTTCTTCGCAAGTTCAAAATATGTTTCATCCGATAACCCTTACGGTGTTTATCATACGGGAATGATTGTCGATTGGGGTTATATCGAAGAATTAGGAACCGACGGTTTTACTGTCATTGAAGGCAATACAACATACGAAGGGGTCAAAGGTCGTGTTGCTTATAAATATTACGCGTATGGTGACCCCCGAATTTTGGGCGCGGGTCGTCCTAATTGGGACGGTTGGTCGCCTGACGGTAATTCTTCATCCGACGACACGGACACAAAGCCCGAACCCGAACCGACACCCGAACCGAATCCAGAACCTGACCCCGAACCGTATACATTATGGTTCAAGGTTCACACAAACGGCGGTATTCTTCGTTTACGTTCCGCGCCGAATACTTCTTCGGCTTACTTGATCGGAATTCCGAACGGAACCGCGCTTGAATCAAACGCAGTCGTTGAAGGTGAAGAAATCAACGGCGACACAAGGTGGGCGCACACGACATACAAAGGCTACACCGGATTCGTTTCGTGTGCGTGGCTTGATTAAAAGAAATTACTGTTCATAGTAAAATCTCCGTAAAAAGAAATTCCCCTGACTTCGGTCAGGGGTTTTTCTTTTGGGTGAATATTTATACTTTTTAAGTAGGGATTATATTTTAACATTCAATATATGACTTTTTGTATGACATTTGTCGTTTCACGGGTGGACAACCGCAAGGGTTGAAAATTAAAAATGCCTAATTTACAATGATTTTGCGGGTTTTAAGTCCATGTGTGGACTTACGGCGGTGGGTTCAAGTCCCACCAGCCCCACCAAAACAAACCCCGATTCCGTGAAGGTTTCGGGGTTTTTCTTATTTTTGGTGTATGACTTTTTATATGACTTTTCAAAATTTTGTATGACTTTTTGAAATATGGGACAAAATTTCGAACTTTTATTTCGATTTCTTCGCATTATCTGAACGAATCAGGCTTTTAATATATCCCTGAACATTGTTTTTTGATTCCAGAATCGCGATCACGTCAGCGTCGGTCTTCTTGTTCAGCGAAAGTTTCACTTGCTTGACGTTCGCTTTGTCATATTTCATTGAAGCTTTAACCTTTGGGGAAAGTTCCTTCATATTACACCGCCTTTCTTTGATGAAGACCGGATTCGTCGAATCCATAATCGCCACCCGTCAGAATCTTCAGAACGTCAATCATTCCGTTGACACGGGAAATGTTTCTGTAATACCACGTTGTCCGACCGTACTTGTTGTATTCTTCGTATGCTCCCGCAATCTGATTGTTGATTGCCTGAACGATTTCAACCAATGTTGTTGCGTCAAGGGTAAATTTCGTATTTTCCATATTGAACCACCTTTCTTTTTTGGTTGACGTGGGGAAGACCCCACGTCAGCAATTTAATATCCTGATTTCGTCTAAGCCTAAACGGTCGCCGTTGCTATCATATAAGATTTCGATTATTCCCATTTCTTCAAGTTTCTTTAATGTTCTACTGTTTGCGATACAACTAACGATTCCGTTTCTTGCGTTCTGATACCTTTCTTCGGTCAAATCCTTCATTGTGCGGTTATCGCGTCCGATTCTGTTTTCCAGATATGCGTCAAGTTCTTCGGGGGTGTGAATGTTCTTGCTTTCATAATTTCCCGCGTAATATCCCATATACCAATCGAAGAAATTTAGTGTTCTTGCAAGGTCGATTTTTGCTTTTGCGTTGTTTATAACTTCTTCTTGTGCCTTTGAAAGTTTCATTTTGTGACCTTCCTTTCGTAGCTTGTGCGTTTCCTTTGTTCTTGCCCTTATTATATCACCGTACATTGATAATAGAAGACAACAGTATACACAAATAAATCACCGTACATTGATATAAAATGCACAAATTATGAATTTTCCGCCTTCAGCCGTTCAAACGTCAGGTTGATGATTCGACCCGCGTTTTCGATTTCACCGTCGACACGGTGCTTGTATACGTCGAACGTCTGGAAGTCTTTCGAATGACCGACAAGGTCTTTGATTGTTCCTTCAGCAAGGTGTGTTTGACTTGATACAATCGAAATGAAAGTGTGTCGAAGGGAATATAAAGAACCGTGAAGGTTCCGTTCCGCTTTCAGCTTATTCCATTGTTTACGAACCGTGTCTTGACAAGCGGGATTCCCGCAACCGTTCGGGAATATCCATTCCGTTTCGAAATTGGCTTCGTGGTTTCTTTTGATCGTGTCGCGGATGATTTCTTCAGCAAGCGGGGGAAGGGGAACGACACGTCTTGCGTTCTTATTCTTTCCCGTTGTGATTTCCCCGTTGTCATTGATTCCGCGCTGAATGTAAACGACCCCGTCGCCTATGTCGGATTCCTGAAGACCCAAACATTCGGAAGGGCGCAACCCTAATAATAACATAATCAGAAATGCGGGATGATACCATAAATCGGACTGTTCGAACAAACGCTTGATTTCCGAAGGCTGAAGGATTTCACGGACACCCCTTTTGTGACCTTGCGGGATATATAAGGAACCGCGCCAATCGTCGCAGTAATAATTCACATAGGCGAACTTGTGAAGACCCGTCAGAACGCTTCGAAGGTGTGTCAAGGTCTTATGCGACAGTTCAGAACGCGTTTTAACCGCTTTGGCTTCGTTTATAACGCGTTGCCAATCCTTCAGCGTTAAATTATTCATTTTGGCTTTTGCAAGCGTAGGAAGGACATATAAACGGGTATAGATTTCGGTTTCCCTGAAGGTGTCCTTTTCACCTAACCGCGATCGTATGTCAGCAAGATATAATTCAACACACTTTGCAACGGTAATGGATGACACACCGCCGAAGGAAATCCATTCGTCATATTTATCCAGAACTTCGCGCTTTCCCTTTTGACCGGACACGGAAGAATAAAACGTCTTCCTGATTCCGTTCTTTTGTCCCTGAATAACCCACAAACCGCGCTTTTTGTTATAAGTTGGTGTTGCCATATTTAACCGCCTTGTGAATCCTTTAATGCCTGATAATAGGCTAATAACCTTGATTGATTTTCGGGTGTCAGCGATTCAAGTTCGATTGTCGGGATTTCCTGACCGTCCATTGTCAGGTTATAACCCAAAATCCACGCGGGCGACACGTCAAGAGCAGTCGCCATTTTACCGATCGCGATTGAACGCGGTATGTTTTCGCCTGACAGATAACGTGAAACGGATGATTTAGCAAGACCGCTTTTGCTTGCAAGTTCAGTCGCGGTCATTCCCCGAAGCTTCATTGCTTCAATCAGTCTTTCTTTGATTACATATAGATTGTTCATATATTCACCTGACCTTTCACCCCGATTATATGTCAACAGTATGACAAATTGCAAATTTTGCAATTTTAGTGTTGCATTTTTTGC